CCCGCTGCGTGCTGGTGCGGCCAGTGGGCAAGGGGCAGTCAACGTCATCACCCTGCCCCATCCTGTACTGAGGCCGCCAGCGGTAACTGTCGCCAGCCCTGGCCCACCCGGCAATATGGACCAGACCCTGATCGTGCATCTCTTGCAGCACCCGCTGCGCGGCACGCCTGTCGCAGTGGATGATGGTCATCAACTCGCGGTCACATCTGGCCACACCATCGGCCAAGGCAATCATCAGGCTTGGCCTGATGCGTGGTTTTAATCCTCGCATTTTTCATCCTCATCCAGTTTGACTTTCCACAGCGCCAACTCCCTGCGCCTGGCACGCTCCAGCATGGTCCGAGCCACATAGGCACGGGTGCGCAGGTCTTGCGGGATGGCGTGGCCACTGCCATCAGGGTCGAGCAAATCATTCAGCAGGTCAATGGCTGCATCCAGTGCGGGTGTGAGGCTCATAGGGCACCAACGTCTTTGCGGTAGACAGGGCCGTAGTGCATCAGGCTTGGCAATTTGAAGGCATCCATGGCCCCAGGGCGGCCTGTGTAGGGCAGCAACTCTTTGCCATCGTATCGGCCAGCCATCTTGTCGATCATGTTGGCGGGGGTCTTAATAGATTGGTTGGCCATTTTTAATGCACCTTATTTGGTATTGAAGATTCTGGACCTTGCGCCAGGCTTGGTCACGGGACTGAAGGTCGCTGGGGCAATTACGCACCTTGTGTGCTGGTGGTTCTAAGGCCAGCGCCTTGTCCAGTGCGTGCTGAAGCTGCGCCTCCAAAAAGGGCAGGTCATCCATGGTCATGTCTTTGACTTTCATTTGCGGCATCCTTTTAGGCAAGCTGGTGAGTGTTTGGATTGGCACACGCCAAGGATTTGGCAGCGTGTCAGCTTGGGTTTGATCCAGATGGTCTTCATGCCTGCGCCTTTGTGTAAAGCGCAATTGGCTTGTATGTGCTTGAAGGTTTTTTCCATCGAAAATATTTGTGGCCAACTGCGTTCTCGCAAAGGTATGCAATCGGCTCAGGAATTGTTATTGAGATCACGCCAGTCTGGCTGGGTACTGGTTGCTCCATGTACTTGGCATAAACACGATCAGCAACAAGGGCGGCAAAGTGTTCAATGTCACCATGCAGGGTCAAACCATTGGCCTCGATCAATTCAAAGATTTCATCTCTGTTCATGCCGACCACCCGTAGAACAAGGCTGCGGCCAAGCCAAGGCCGATGACAATGGCCGTGATGAAGTCCAGCGCGGCCTCTGCACGTGCGTGCAGCTTGGCTGCCCTGACTTGGTAGTGCTGGTGATATTTGTGGTGTTTCATCGTTTTTCTTTCTGTGGAAAGGGGCCGAAGCCCCGTGGGTTTTATTTGGCTGCCTTCAACACTTCAGTGTCAACCCAATCGCCAATCTGCGCTGGCATCCAGCCGTTTTTTTGCTTGCGGCCAAGGTGTGTGCTGGCCAAATGGCAAAAGGTGTTGCCATCACGCTGTGCGCCAATGGCCACGACACGCCATGTGTCGCCCATGTGAACAATGATCTTGTCGATAAAAGATTGTGTGTTCATGTCGTTTACTCCGGTTTAGTCGTTACCCAGAACAAAGATTTGTGCTGGTGAAACGTATTATGGACTAAATAAACAGGCCATGCAACACCCCTACAAAACAGTCAACTATTAACAAAGAACACAAGTAAAATGCTGGCATGAACAGCATCCACGACATCCGAGACATGGCCCGTCTGCACAAGATTCAGATGAAGCAGGTCTGCGCCTTGGCCCAAATACAACAGCCCCAGGTCAGCAGGTGGCTGAGTGGGGCTGTTGATCCTCTGTGGTGTTCAGTCAATCAGATGGAAGCGGCTCTGTTGACGCTGATAAAACAACAGGAGATGCAAGCCCCTGCCGCAGCAGATGCCGAAGCAGCGCAGCCTTAGACATCCCCAAGGCGTGCGCTGTAGCCTCCAGCTTGTCGAACAACTCTTGTTCAACGTGGGCCGCAATGAAGACCTTACCAGTCATCACCAGCCACCTCGGCAGGCGCAGCAGCAGGTGCTGACCCACGGGTGATTCCAAAGTCAGCAGCAGCCGATGGCTTGGCGCCACCCAAAGGCTCACCCTTGCGCACCAGCAAGATGTTGTTCAAACCGAACGACACGCCGTTATTGCCAGCTTGCGAATACGCATAGGCATTCAAAGACACCCGAACAAAGTCACCAGACACGATGTCATCAGACCCGATCAGGTCATTGCCATGCGTGTCAATAGCACCAGGCTTGCTGGTGGACTTCACGTTGCAAAAGAAGTGGCCAGCGTATTCCTTGCCCAAGGGAGAGCCATCTGTCTTGGTTTCGGTGTCGCCATCACGCAAGGGGTTGCGGACATTCTTGGGAATCTTGTCGCCAAACTTGCTGGCCAATGCTACCTTGGCCGCTGCCTTCAGTGCTGTCAGCGTGTCCTTGTCGGTCTTGGGGATGAGGATTTGAGTTGAAAACTCATCCTTCCCGTTCATTTCGTTTTTCCTTGCTTGCAAGGCCGAGAAATACGAGGTGCGCACCTCGCCAGTTGTCACTCTAGTGGTCATGATCGTTTCCTTTGGGTTGATCGTTTACAGGTTTACAGCCCCATCAAAGTGATGAAGCAATTGCACTTTAGCACAAAAAAAGTGCTTGTTTAAAAGATTTTTACACTGCACAATCGGGACTCTTTCAACCGCTAAACCGAGGAAACCGATGAAGCTATATCCGCATCAAGACGAGGCCAAGCATTTCTTGCTGGACCACAAGAGGGCCATCTTGGCCGACCAGCCGCGAGTCGGAAAGACACTGCCCACAGCAGCAGCAGCCCTTGAGCATTTGCCAGTGCTGGTGGTCTGCCCAGCCATCGCCAAGACCGTGTGGGAGGCTGCATTCTGCAAGCTGTCCAACGCCAGTGTGCGTGTGGTCAACGGCAAGAATGACGCCATGAAGACCACCGACCATCAGGTGGTCATCATCAACTATGACCTGCTTCAATACTTCAACAATGCTGGCTACAAAACGCTGGTGCTGGATGAATGCCATCGCATCAAGAACCCTTTAGCCAAACGCACTGCATCAGCATCCCTGCTGATGAAGCAGGTCGAGCGTGTGTATGCCCTCAGTGGAACACCAATACCCAACAGGCCCGTGGAACTCTGGCCCATCTTGCATGGCCTGGGCATCTACCGTGGCGGCTGGTACGACTTTGCAGCCCGGTACGCCAAGATGTGGCGATCGCCGTGGGGATTAGATGTCTCAGGCTCCAGCAACATCCCTGAACTCAAAGCACTCATGAAGCCCCATGTCATGCGCCGAAAAAAAGAGGATGTGTTCAAGGACTACCAAGCCCCACAGGTGTCGCTGATCACGTTTGATCTGCCCAACAACAAACGTGAGCAAGAGTTTGATGCCGATGCTTTGGTGGCCAACCCCAACGCACTGCTGGCCTTTGAGGGCTTGGCCGAGATCATGCGCGAAGCCGGGATGCGCAAGGTCGGCATGGCCGCTGAATTCATCGATGACCTGCTGAACGCTGGTGAGCCTGTCGTGGTCTTTGCGCACCACAAGGATGTTGTGGCCGAACTGGTCAAAGAACTCAAGGCCCACAAGCCCGTCACCGTGGTGGGCGACACCCCACGCGCACAGCGTGACAAGGCCATCGAAGCATTCCAAGCTGGCAAGACCAAGTGCATCGTTGGCAACATCGCGGCCATGTCCGAAGGTGTGGACCTAAGTGCTGCCGACACGATTGTCTTTGTCGAATGCACCTGGTCCACCAGTGCGCTGGAGCAGGCCAGCAGCCGGGTGGAGAACATCGCCAAGAGCAGCGTCAAGCCACTGATTTATATCCTGACCATTAGGGCATCGCTCGACCATACCGTGCTGGCCAAGATACTGGCCAAGCAAAACATCATCAATCAGATTATTTAAGGACCACCATGCAACACACTGAACGTAAACACGCACGCCTGTCAGCATCACGCACAGAGCGATTCATGCAATGCCCAGGCTCTGTGCGCCTTGAATCACAGATGCCTGATGAGCCAGCAGGCGAGGCCGCAGCCATCGGCACGGCCATCCATGAACTGTCAGAAAAGCTGCTGAGAGGCGAGGCGGTCAACCCCAACGACCACCCAGACGATCACTTCAACATGGCCATGGAGTACGTTGAATTCATCAACAAGCTGGTCGAGCAGCCCCGCAAGCGAATGATTGAGGTCAACGTGGACGCAGGTCTGAAGTCCCTGCATCATGCCCTTGGCGGCACTGCTGACGCTGTGCTGGTCGATGGCAACCACCTTCATGTCGTGGATCTCAAGACTGGAAGGGTTTTGGTCGAGGCCGAGAACAACAAGCAACTGATGACCTATGCCCTGGGCGTGATGCGGCAGTTCAATGCGCCCGTGGACATCACCTGCACCATGCACATCTTCCAGCCCCGTGCTGGCCACTCCAAGTGGACCATCAGTGGCGCTGATCTGGTCAACCATGGCCATGACTTGGTTCATGCAGCCAACCTGGCCCTGTCCCCAGACGCGCCCACCAACCCATCACCCGATGCCTGCAAGTACTGCCGAGCCAAGACCATCTGCCCGTCCATGCGCCAGAAGGTCCAAGACAACGCACGCAAGGACTTTGCACCAGACACAGCCATCACCCCCGACATGCTGGATCTGGCCCACCTTGCTGCCGACTGGTCAGAGGCAGTCATCACGGCTGCCAAGAAGCAATTAACAGGTGGTGAAACAATCAGTGGCTGGAATCTCAAGCCAGGCCGC